ACAGCATTAGTTGGAGGTAATTTAACACTAACATACAGTAATACAAGTACGCAAGACGTTGGTAACATTCAAGGCCCACAGGGTGATGCTGGTACTAACGGTGTAGATGTATCTAGTGCTACAGTAAATGGATCAGGTAACTTGATTATTACATTAAGTGATGCAAGTACAATTGATGCAGGTAATGTAAAAGGTACCGATGGTGCTGTAGATCAAACGTTGAGTGTATCAGGAAATGTTATTACAATAAGTGGTAATAATGATACAGTTGACTTAACAAGCATGTTGGCTCCATATAGTAAAACAGATACAGATGCACAAGATTTAAGTTTAAGTGGCAACGTAATCAGTTTAACAGGACAAAGTGGTAATGTTGATTTAACTAGTTTACTTGGTAGTGTTGCTGGTAATTATGGTGACAGTAATGTAGATGCACACTTAAACGTAAGTGGTGCTAGTACAAACGAAGTCCTTAGTTGGGACGGTTCAGACTATGCCTGGGTGGCACAGTCAGGCGGTGGTTCATTAACTATTCAGGACGAAGGTTCATCATTAGCAAACGCAGGAACAACAATTAACTTTGTTGGTGCAGGTGTTACTGCAACCGGCACAGGCTCAACTAAAACAGTTACAATTCCAGGTGGAAGTGGTGTTGCAGTTGTACAAAGATTTAGATTAAATTATAATTCTACAGGTGGCTTAGTTGACTGCGATAATTTAACAAGTTTAATATCTAGTGCTACTGTTAACGGTACAGAAGTTACAGTAACTTTTGCAGATGCAGTAAATTATCCCCCAGCAAGTATGATGATTTACGGTTATAACTATCCTGCAAATACATACCAAATGATAACAGCACCAGACTCTGCTATTACAAAAAGATCTATACCAGGCGGCGGAAGTGTTGGTTCACCTACATTGTTTGGTGGTAGTGCCACAGTAGTATTAACTGTAGATTTACCAGAATCAGTAACAGGTGCAAGTAGGACATTTGGCCAAGGAACACATGCTTGGATAGAATTTGTTGTTTACGATTAAGGATAACTTATGGCATTAAGTAACTATAAATCCACACAGATAGAGTTAAACGTACCTAATAAAGTTTTATCAACAAATATATCATCAGTAACTGGATATGCATATTGGCCACATCAAAACGGAAGTGGTGATATATGGTATTCAGGTTCTGGAAGTAAAAAATATTATCAATGGGAAATTGTATTCTCAGTAACAGAACAGTCACATGGTTCCCACTTAACTAGAGACGATTTTAAATTTAATGGATTAGATGTAGTAGTCGGCGATTGGATAGCACAAGCGAGTAGCGGAAGTTGTTGGAAAATTATTTCTATAACTTCAAAGTCTGCAACTAGTGTAACAGCAGTTGTTGAGGATTGGTTACGATACAATACATTTAGAACTAGTACAGGAAATGGTAATCCAAGCAATGGTACTGGTGTTGTGTTTTCTCTAAACGAAAAGGGTGTACCAATGTTAGATCCACTACCAGGAACAGTAGCGGCATCTTTCTATGCCACAGTTGCAAGTAGATTTGAATACTTAAATCCTCAAACAAACTATGTGTTAGAACAAACAGCACATGGTTTAAATAAAGGAGATGTTGTTGCTGTAAGTAGTGCAGGATTTACAAAGGCTAATACAGACACAATGGCAAAAATGATAGGTGTTGTAACTGAGGCAGGACCAGGTCCTAATCAGTTTATGATATTACCTAACAACCAAATTATAGATTTCGAACCTAGCATACCAGGCAGTCAAGGTGATTATGTGTACGTCAGCAGTTCAGGAGATTTTACAACAACTGATACAGGTAAAATTGTATTCTTAAAAATACAAGATGCTATTCCTACTGTATTAATAGGAACAGTAAATGATCCTACTGTACCAGATACACATACTATTAATTTAAATACAAAAGCGGTTACTTTTGCGGGTACAGGTGGTGCAAACGCAACACTATCTCAAATGGTATCAACAATTAATGGAGTATCAGGACATAGTGTTGTAGCAAGTTCTATTCCAACACCAAACGCAATTAATAGTGATCCTAGTAATTCTATATACGGACTTGTAGGTGGTTATACACCATTTAGTGCATACATAGATAGTGGTAGTGGTAATACTCTTGTAAACTTCACAACTAATGGTTCACAGTATGCAAGTGTATCTACACCAGAGGATATGAAAACAGATTTAGATACTGCCGCAATAGCAAATCTTACTGTAACCGCAACAGCAACAGTATTAACACTTACAGAAGAAAATGGAAATGCTATAAACTTTACAAATGCAAATGCTGATACTAATGGTAACCATTTTGCAGGTGGTAGTAGTTTAACCGGGTATCCGTTAACTAATGCAAGTCCAGGTACAAATAAATTACAACTTACTAGATCAGACGGTGGTCCTATAGATATATTTGAGGGTACTGAATTCTTTAGAATAGGCACAGGAATAGCAAGTGGACATACAGGAATGTATCCATTAGCAATGAACATTGAACAAGGTATCAGAACAGGTGGTACAACACTTGTAGCAGACATTAGTTCCAGAGACGCTCTTAGTTCACAAGCAGGTGACCAGGCATACGTTACTAACAAAGGCGACGGTGAGTGGGGACTGTATTTATATACAGGTAGTGCCTGGGTAGAAGTCAGCAACCAAGATAGTGCAACCGTAGATGCTAGAACATTAACTACTACCTTTACAATGCCAGTGGGTGGCTTTGGAACAAGTACTACACAAACTTTAGGTAATATATCACCAGGGCGTAAAATACAGAGCGTGTCAGTAAAAGTTAATACTACATTTACAGGACACTCAGGAGGTGATCCTAATATAGAAATAGGCACACAGGCAGATCCAGATGTATACTGTGACTCTCCAAGCAATGACTTAACTGCTTCTTCAGGAGATACATTTATTTGTAATCCAGAGTATGTTTATCCTTCATCAGAAACACAAGATCAAATTATCCGAGCACGTTGTAATCACTATGGTGCAAGTGCTGGAAATGTTACTGTAAAACTAACTTACATCTAATCGTATCCTTCCAAAATATTAAATTTTTGATAAATACTTGTAACGTTCAGCGAAAGCAAACGTTATCGATAACGAATTAGAACACATAAGTATTAGGAGATACAAATGGCTGATATTAAAAACTTTGGTATCAAAGGTATAGCGGCTGATGTGCAAATGGGTAAATCTGGTGGACGTTTAAAATACGATTCCAGTAACAACAGATTTGACCTAACTCAAAGTAATGGTTCTACACTAGAAGACTTAAGGCTAGGTAGTATTACAGCGGGTGCTTGGACGGCAACAGCAATCGGAACGCAATACGGTGGTACCGGTCAGGATTTTTCTGGTAGTTCAGGTATTATCAAAGTCTCAAGTGGAACAATGTCCGCAGGCTCAATAGACCTTACAGCAGATGTTAGTGGTGCATTACCAGTAGCAAATGGTGGTACAGGTGCAACCGACGCCGGTGATGCAAGAACCAACTTAGGACTAGGTAATATTAGTACTCAGGCTTCAAACGCAATTGATATAGATGGTGGTGCCATCGATGGTACAATTATAGGAGCCAATAGTGCGGCGGCAATTACAGGAACGACAATCACAGCAAATTCCGGCTTTTCAGGAAATTTAACAGGTATAGCAGATGATGCCGATGGTTTATCATCAGCAGTAACAGTTGCTCTTTCAGGAGATGCAACAGGTTCAGCAACTTTCCAAGATGCTGGCGATACTGCAACTATATCTACTACACTAGCCAATTCAGGCGTAAGTGCTGGTAGTTATGGTAGTTCAAGTGCTATTCCCATTATTACAGTTGATGCAAAAGGTAGAGTCACAGCAGTTAGTACTGCGGCTACTTCAAGCACATTAACAATTGGAGCCGATAACGGTTCTGATGATACTGTTACAGTTGGAACTGACACTTTGAACTTTGTTGGAACAAGTAACGAAATAGAAACAACAGTTTCAAACAATCAAATTCAGATTGGTTTACCAAATGATGTTACAGTTGGAAACAACTTAACAGTAACAGGTAGTTTCTTATCAGACGATATTACAGCGTCAACGGTTACTATTAACGGTAACTTAACTGTTACAGGAACAACTACAACTGTAGACTCAACAACAGTATCTATTGCAGACCCAATTTTTGAAATTGGTGATGATTCAAGTGATGATAACTTGGATAGAGGTATTAAATTTAAGTATAACAGTGGTGGTGCTAAAGTTGGATTCTTTGGATTTGACGATAGTGCAGGTGTATTTACTGTAATTAATGATGCAACTGATTCATCAAGTGTATTCAGTGGTTCAGCAGGTGCAGTAAAATTTGGTGCAATTGAAGGTGCTTCATTTAGTGATGGCACGATTTCAGGTGTTACATTTATTGATGAAGATAACATGGCATCAGATAGTGCAACAGCACTTCCAACACAGCAATCAGTAAAAGCATACGTTGATTCACAAGTAGGTGCAGTTGACTTGGATTTCCAAGGCGATAGCGGTGGCGCTCTATCAATTGATCTAGACAGCGAAACATTAACTATTGCAGGTGGTACAGGATTAAGTTCAGTAGGTAGTGGTAATTCACTTACACTAAACTTAGACGATACAGCAGTAAGTGCCGGTAACTATGGTGGTACTACAGCAATTCCAACATTTACAGTTGATGCTCAAGGTAGAATTACAGCGGCAAGTAATGTTGCTATTTCTACATCATTTACATTAGCAGGTGATAGTGGATCAGAAACTGTTAACGGTGGTGACACTTTAACAGTTGCTGGTGGTACAGGTATTACATCAGCAGTTTCGGCTACTGATACTGTAACACTTACCCTAGATGATACAGCCGTAAGTCCTGGATCATATGGTAGTGCAACAGCAATTCCAACATTTACAGTTGATGCACAAGGACGTTTAACAGCGGCCGGCACAGCGGCTATTAGCTCAGACCTAACAATAGGTGCTGATAGTGGCTCAGATGATACTGTAAGAATAGGAACAGATACACTAAACTTTGCTGGTACTTCAAACGAAGTAACAACTACAGTTAGTAATAACACTATTACTGTTGGATTAGCAGATTCAGTAAGTGGGTTAACAAGTGTTAGTGCAACAACTTTAACAGACGGTACAGCAAGTTTAAGTGCTGGTAACCTATCAAGTGCTGTGAATGTTACAGCAAGTGGTACTGTTCAGTTTGGTTCATTAAGTGATGGATCAATCTCAATCACAGGTTTTGTTGATGAAGACAACATGGCTAGTGATAGTGCTACACTTGTTCCAACACAACAATCAGTTAAAGCATACGTTGATTCACAAGTTACAGCACAAGATTTAGACTTCCAAGGTGATACAGGTGGTGCTCTAAGTATAGACTTAGATTCACAAACACTTGATATTGCTGGTGGTACTAACATCAATACTGCAGGTAGTGGTCAAACATTAACTGTAAACTTAGATACAACTCTAAGTGGATTAACAAGTGTAACATCAACTACATTAACAGACGGAACAGCAACACTAACAGGTGGTGCTTTATCAGGTATTACAACTATTGGTACATCAGGTGATGTTACAGTTGGTGGTAACTTAACAGTTAGTGGTACAACAGCAACTATAAATTCAACTAATACAACTATTAGTGATACATTGGTTGTTCTACAATCTGGTTTAACAGGTGCTAACCCTAACGACATTGGTCACATATATGAAAGAGGATCAGACGGAAACAACGGATTCTTTGGTTGGGACCAATCAGTTGATAGGTTTATAGCGGCAACTACAACAGCAGATGGTTCAGGTACAGGTGACCTTACATTAGCGGCGGCTGACTTTGAAGCGGCGGCAATTACAGCAACAGGTGTAACAGCATCAGGTGTTGTAAGTTTTGGTACATTAACTGATTCAGGAGAATCAATTGCTGTAACTAAATTTGTTGACGAAGCAGATGGAATTTCAAGTAACGATAATGATACTAGTATTCCAACTTCAGCGGCAGTTATTGACTATGTTGCTAACAATGGCGGTGACGGACTACTTTTAAGAAGTGCTATTTCTAGCGGTTCAGCAACAGTAGACATCGGAACTGTACCAAATGTTTCAAGTAGAACATATTATGCAGAAAAAATTGTAGTTAAAGTTAGTACAGCATTTAGTGGTAATAACATCAATTACATTACAGTTAAAGAAAATGGTGGTTCAGGATCAACATTAGTAGCAAAGGCAGATGCTGATGCAACTACAGTTGGAACCTACATTATTGAACTAGACGGCGATGTTACTTTAACAAAAAATGCGGCAGTAACGTTAGCATTCTTTGATTCAAGTGATGGTTCAGTCTCACCTTCAGGTGGTGCGGCAGTGGCTTCAGTTCACTACAACTGGGTATAATTACTAGTTAATTAAACTTAAAAAGGGCCTTTTTTAGGCCCTTTTTTATGATTAAAATGTATAAATAATATATGTAATAGCAATATTATGCTCGTTCATTCACTCTAAATGTAGCAGTGAACGGAAGTAGTCAATTGTGACGAAGGAACGCATTAAATACGTTCATCTGGAAACAGACGGAAGTAGGTAATGATACCGAAGGAACGCATCTTTGTAAAAGGAGATGACATGACTAAATATCAATCAAGGCTCTTTATAAGAGCAGTCAAAAAATCTCTTAGGGAAAGACATTTATCTTCTGGTGTTAAGAACACTATTAGAGAAAATAAAAAAAGTGAGTTACCAAAATATATAACTGATAACCCATATTATCCTTAAGATGAATTTAAGAGGGCTCCGGCCCTCTTATCTAATTACGTCTTGCAGGATTAGGTGCTTGAACGCCTATCCTAAATGTCAAACATAAGAATAAATTTTCTATCATACTTTCATTTGCTGAAAGACCCCAAGGTATATGACTAGGAAAGAAAACCACCTTATTAGTTTTTGGTTTAACAATAAAGACAGATTCTTGTGTGTTTTGTTGAGCATATAATTTTTCACTAAAGTTATTTAGATATAAATGTGAACCCTTGTCTGTAGTCTGTAAAAATAATAATGCATTGTACCAACGCATTGGTTCTATATTTACGTTGTATTGATGTCCTGGATTTACTCCTAGTAAATATGGATTACATACCTGTATTTCATTTGTTTGTGTGGGTAAAACTTTTTGACAATCATTTATAAAATGGTGAGATATTAATTTACATAATTTTGCATGTCCTTGTGCTAAAGGATATTCTTTGTTTGTTCTCCACCCAAAATTTGTATTTGTAGTTATTCCAGAATCATACATTTCGTCTCTTTCTATTTTAAGAGTTTCTATCATTGTATCTGGTATGCTAATATTTTGTTCAAATAAATAGTTAGGAAAAACAGTATGTGTTCTAATTCTCATACTACTATTTAACAAAAAATACTTGACAAATTACAGTTTCTTAGTATAATAGTAATGTAACATAGGAAAATGAAATGAAGAAAGATAAAATTATTTTAACAGACTGCGATGGTGTATTATTAGATTGGGAAGAAGGATTCTCAATATGGATGGAACACCATGGCCATAGTAAAGTTGATGGTTATCAGTACATGTACAATATTGGTGATAGATATGGCATTACTAAAGAACAAGGAAGTAAGTTAGTTAAACAGTTTAACGAAAGTGCGGCGATAGGGTTCCTCCCTCCACTTCGTGATGCTCAATACTTTGTTAAAAAATTACACGAGCAACATCAGTATAAATTTATTGCTATTACTAGTTTAAGTTTAGATCCATATGCAAAATATTTAAGAGAAAGAAATCTTAAAAAGTTATTTGGAGATGCATTTATAGAAGTAGTATGTTTAGATACAGGTGCTGACAAAGATGAGATACTTGCTGAATATGGTCCTAAATATCCTGGAAATTACTGGATAGAGGATAAACCAGAAAATCTTAATTGGGGTATTGATAATGGTCTTAACGGTATATTAGTAGAACATGGACATAACATGGACTACACAGGAAATGCCAATGTAGTAAAAAATTGGGAAGAAATTTATAATTTAATTATAAAAAATACTTGACAAACTCTTTAAAAGTGCTATACTGTATATGGTTAAGTAGGAGTAACTATGTTTAAAACAAAAGATGTAATAGCAGTAAGTTGTGCCGCACATAGATTTAATGGCGGATTTTTAAGTAAAGACTCAATTAGATTTGACAAGAAAGCAGAGGGTAAAAGAGCAAATAGCGACTTACTTTATGCACATTTTTTAGATCCTAAAGAATTAAAATTTAAAAATGCTTTGCCTAAATTAACTGTAAAAAATGAAGATTTAGAAATGGCTAATGAAGTTATAGATTATCTTAAAGGTCTTAGTTTCAAAGCAATAGAAAGAAAACTTACAGATTTTGAAAGCAATGTTCTTAGTGTTGTTAATTCAGAACACATAGATAAAACACAATTAGGGATTACAGCAAGTTTACCTAAGGTTTATTTTAATAAAATTGAACAAGATAATTGGACTGACAGAGAATTAGAATTATCAAGAACCAGTAACGTATTAGGAGAACTACATAATAGAAGTACTTTTAATGCAAAAGTAGAATTTGTTAGATATATACCTAGAACAATGAGTTATCTAATTACTTGTAGTGTAAAAAATCAACATATACTAAAATTCTTTCACGATAAAAAAATTAATCTTAATACTAAAATTAAAGTAGATGGCTATGTAAAATCACAAGATAAAGGTAAATTTCATAATGGTATGGAAACCATTATTAACAGAATCAAAATTCACAAAGATAAAATCTAATAGTGTGTCTTCGCCATTAACCTCCCAGTAGCTCAGCAGGATAGAGCAACTGCCTTCTAAGCAGTGGGTCGCAGGTTCAAATCCTGCCTGGGAGGCCAAATGGGCCTATAGCATAATTGGTTAATGCACCCGACTCATAATCGGTAGATTCTAGGTTCAAATCCTAGTAGGCCCACCAACTCGATAAATAGTAGTATAACAAATTAGGGAGTTATACAATGGCAGAAGACACAGTTAAAAAAGAATTTCATCCTGCTGATACAAACGGTGATGGAAAAGTAAGTAAAGCAGAAGAGCAAATGTATTTAGAGTTCAAGAGAAAAGAACTTGAAGATATGGATGCTATGCGTGATGCTCAAAGAAGTATGGCATGGTTTGCACTAAGTGGTATGTTATTATATCCATTTGCAGTAGTGTTAGCAGTATTGGCTGGATTAAACCAAGCAAGTGAAATACTAGGCGATATGGCGGCTACATACTTTGTAGCAGTTGCTGGTATTGTTGCCGCATTCTTTGGTGCTCAGGCATTTAGTAAGGGTAAATAATTAAAATGTTTATAAAACACTTTGTAAGAATGTTGACACGAGAAGAACTTCCTGATGAGGATGTTATTGTGTATTTCGATATTGTGCAAAGTGTTGTGCCTACAAAATTACTTACGGCATATGATGAAGAAAAAGCAAAAGTAGGCATAGAAGTTATGGCATACACTAGCAGTGATGACGACGGTGATATGTGGATATATGAAATTGTTTTAGAAGAAGCAATAGGCTCTGAAGAAGGCGATGAAATATCAGAAGAACTTTTTAAAGAATTTGACGACATACAGTTTACATTTGAAGCAAGTATAGAAGTATAAAATGGCAAATCCATATCCCAGAGACCAAGATTTACGCAATTTGCATAATGCAATGGACTTTAATAGTCAAGGATTGCCTGTTGTCAGAACACTTGCAACCGCTCAAAGTTCAACAACAGATGCCAGTATAGATGGGTTTGGTAGACAACGTGTAGCACAACCATTTACACTATTTGATGCACAATTAAAATACACTAAACGTGAAGATTTATTTGATGAAAGTTTAACTGGTAATGCCAGTACGACATATCAAATAAATGAAAGCAGTTTGGATTTGGAAGTAACGACCACTAATGGCGACCATGCTGTCAGAGAAAGTAAAAATGTATTTCCATATCAACCAGGCAAAAGTTTACAAATAATGGCAACTTTTGTAATGGACGCAGGACAATCAGGTTTAACACAATCTGTGGGTTATTACAACACTCAAAATGGCATCTTCTTTATGAACAAAGATGGTGTTAATTACATTGTTCGCAGAAGTTATACAAGTGGCTCAGCAGTCGATGAAGAAATTGCACAAAGCAATTGGAACATAGACAAACTGGATGGTACCACAACAAGTGGTGTTGATATTGATATCACTAAAGCACAAATACTATTCATGGATTTGGAATGGTTAGGTGTAGGACAAGTTAGAGTGGGTTTTGTTGTTAATGGTAATTTCTATACTGCTCATGTTTTCCAACATGCTAACATTTTAGACAAAGTGTATATGACCACTGCGGTGTTGCCTGTGAGATATGAAATACAAAATACTGCTGATACTGTAGCAAGTAGCACTATGAAACAGATTTGTAGCACAGTGATATCCGAAGGTGGTTATACTCAAAATACCCCAATAAATTTTGTAAGCAATGGTGTTAATGGACAAAACCTTACAACAAAAGGTTCAGAATATCCGCTTATCAGTATTAGACTAAACAGCAGTAGATTAGACAGTGTTGTGATTGTTAGAAAATTAGAAATGTTAATTCTATCTAATCAAAACGTTCTTTTTAAATTGTTACTCAATCCCACTGTTACACTAAATGGTACAAGTTGGATAACACACAGTAACGGCATTGTGGATTATGTGCTACATGATATCAACAGTGGTGGTGGTAATGTTCCTGACACGTTTAGTGGTGGTACAGAGATCACTGGCGGTTGGTTAAGCACAGACAGTGGAACAGCAAGTTTAGACGGCAGTCTAGTCATACAACTGGGAAGATTTTTAGATGGTACCAGTGATATAATCACAGTGGTAGCCAGTCCTGCTAGTAATGGTGTTGATGTTTCAGCACTATTGGGCTGGGGCGAACTTGTATGATCGTAGAAGTTCACTATACTGGAGATCAGTATGTGGCATATGATGATAAAGGTAATAGAATAACAAACAGAGAAATTTTAGAAGCAATATCATTTGAGAACTTCCCTGGATTTAAATCTGTATTTACTTTAGAAATAGATCTTGACAATACCAAGAATCCTGTTATACTACAGCAACTAGATGTAAATATAAATATAGATTCGAGGTAGTAAGAATGGCATTTAACAAAGTTTTCAATCAAGAAGAAATAGCAAGACTAAAAAAATTAATTACAGAGGGCGATCAAGTCCTCTATGAAGTAGACGCTCTTAATACGGGTTTAAGAGAAACCGTTAAAGCAATAGCAGAAGAAATGGATTTAAAACCTGCAGTATTAATGAAAGCGATCAAACTTGCTCACAAAGCCAAGTTTCAAGATGAATATGATAAATTTGATGAACTTGAAACTATCCTAGAAGCAGTAGGTAAAACACTATAAACAATTGACAAAAGAGTCATAATGCTGTATAATAGCAATATGATAAAGGTAAGATTTCTATGAGTTATGTAGACGCATTTTATGAACAGGGCAAAGATGTTGTTACTGTTGTTGAACGTGTAGACGGCAAACGCATAATTAAAGAAGTTAAACCAGAACACAATTTTTATTACGGCGATCCTAACGGTAAACATAAAAGCATATTCGGTGACAACGTCACTGAAGTAAGATGTAATAGTCTTAAAGATTTTAAAAAGAACTTGGGTATATGTAAACACAACGGCCTATATGAAAGTGATATACGACCCGTACAGAAGGTTCTAGAACGAGACTATTTAAATGTTGAACCTCCTAAATTACAAACAGCATTTTTTGATATTGAGGTAGACTTTGATCCACAACGTGGGTATAGTACACCAGAAGATGCCTTTTCTCCTATTACGTCCATTGGTATATATTTACAATGGATGGATGCCATGATCTGTTTAGCAGTCCCTCCTAAAACACTTTCCTGGGAACAAGCACATGAAGTAACAAGTCCCTTGCCAGAAGTAAAATTATTTAGAACAGAAAAAGAAATGTTAGATGTTTTTCTTAACGTTATAGAAGATGCAGATGTACTAAGTGGTTGGAACAGCGAGTCTTATGATATTCCTTATACTATTAATAGGATTATTAGAACTATGGGTAAGGCAGAAACAAGACGTATGTGTTTACTTAAAAAACTTCCTAAAGAAAGAAAGTTTGTGCAATACGGTAAAGAAACACAAAGTTTTGATTTAGTAGGGCGTGTACACTTAGACTATTTGGAATTATATAGAAAATACAACTATGAAGAAAGACATAGTTATAGATTGGACTATATCGGTGAGATGGAGATAGGTGAAAAGAAGGTTGTATATGAGGGAAGTTTAGACAGACTTTACAATCATGACTTCCTAAAGTTCTTGGAATATAATATACAAGATGTTATGTTGTTAGATAAAATGGATAAAAAGTTGCAATTTATAGACTTAGCAAATATTATATCACATGAAAATACTGTATTACTTCCCGTAACAATGGGTGCTGTTGCAACAACAGAACAAGCAATTATAAATGAAGCACACAGGCGTGGCATGGTTGTTCCTGATAAAGCAAAAGGAGAACGTGAACGTGACACAGCCGCAGGTGCCTTTGTGGCAACTCCTAAAAAAGGTTTCCATGAATGGGTAGGTAGTATGGACTTAAACAGTCTATATCCTAGTGTGTTTAGAGCCTTAAACATGGCTCCTGAAACTATTGTTGGACAGTTACGTTTAGATTACACAGAAGAAGAAATTGACAATGCTATGCGATTAGAAAAGAAAAGTTTTGCTGATGCCTGGCATGGTAAGTTTGGTACTAATGAATTTGAATTTGTAAAAAATAAAGATGTTGATCATGTTATGGATTTGGATATGGAAGATGGTTCAACACATAAAGTTACAGGTGCTGATGTATATAATTTAGTATTTAATAGTGGGCAACCTTGGAATATAAGTGCTAATGGTACTTTGTTTAAAACAGATGTACAAGGTGTTGTGCCTGGACTACTAGAACGTTGGTACTCAGAAAGACAAGAATTACAGGCTAAGAAAAAGTTAGCAACTACAGATGCTGAAAAGGCTTTTTATGATAAAAGACAGTTAGTTAAAAAGATTATCCTTAACAGTTTATATGGTGCGATACTAAATCCAGGTTGTAGATTTTATGATAAACGTATAGGTCAGTCTACTACACTTACTGGTAGAAGTATTACACAACATATGGCGGCAGAAACAAATCGTATGCTTACAGGTAAGTATGATTATGAAGGAGATTGTATTGTATATGGTGATACAGACTCTGTATATTTTAGTGCCGTGCCTGCTCTCCCAGAAGGTGAAGAGTTAAATATGGATAGTGCAATTAAATTATATGATCATATTTCAGATACAGTAAGTGACACTTTCCCACAGTATTTAAAAGATACTTTTAATGTGCCTTTGGATAAAGGTGCTGTAATGATTGCTGGTAGAGAAGTAGTTGGTAAGTCTGGTTTGTTCTTAACCAAGAAAAGATATGCAATACTATGTTTAGATATAGAAGGTTGGCAACCAGAAGGCGGCAAACTAAAAGCAATGGGTTTAGAAATTAAACGTTCAGATACTCCTGAATTTATACAGGACTTTTTAGAAGATGTTTTATTTGATTGCTTGGATGGTAAAACAGAAGATGA